CCCTGGACTAATAAGTTGGTGAGCACGGGCACATTACCAACCATCTTGGCATAGCCACCCTGTTTGCCGGCCTCCTGTGTTAACTCATTCCAGATGTGAAGCCAGATACCATAATGTTTGTCAATGCGTTGACCACCGATCTCAAGTTCAACGGACTTGATCAAGTTGTGGCCAACCCAGTTGAGCCAGCGGAACTGGGCACCAGAGCCATCAGCGGCCTGGAGAGTTACCTGGGGTAGAGTGGCCTGGAGATAGATGCGATGAATTAAATCACCATTACGTTGAATGGTGCAAGTCACACGCTTACCAAAGCCAGGGGAACCGTTAAAAGGGTTCTCAATTGACTCCATGGCGAAGTTGGTGTGGCGACGATACACCTGCTTGAAAAAAGTAATCTGGGGGTTACCTGTTAGGTAAACATCCTGGGCACCATAGGCGACGAGCTGCATTAAACCACCACCTGTCATTTTCTATACCTTTCATTTAGAAAATAATTTTGGAAGAACGCATATTTTTGTGCCGGGAAGGTTGGGTTTAAAACTCTACTTAAATGTTCTAACATGATTGCGAGGGGTAGTAAAAAAAATACATTAGAAACACGAACTACTTTAGATACTTTACATAATTTACAAATTCAAAAAATGGATAAAAATGAAAAAGAATTATATATATTAATAAATGAAAAAGAAGAAATTGAATTTAAAATAAATATAATAGAAAATGATATTGAATATGATCAATTAGAACATCGTCTTAAATATTTAATAAATGAAATTAATTCTAGAAAAGAAAGAAATGAATTTTTAGATTATTATTTAGATACTGGAGAAATATTATATAATTATTATGATATTCAAGAAAAAATTCAAGAAGGAACAATCGTATCTAGTAATAAAAAGAAGATTGGTGCTATTTTTGATATTTTAGAAATGGCAAATGAATATAAAGAAGAAAAACCTGAATATCCTCTTCCACCAAGTATTTCTCGTGATAAATTATTAGAACAATATTTAAAAAAAGTTCATCCAGATAGTGTTAAATCTACAACAAATATTTCTGATGATTGTTACGGTGATTGTCCTCAATGTGAAAAAGAAATGGTATTTTCAACAAATGAGGCTGTTTTTACATGTATAGATTGTGGATTTCAAGAATTTGTATTAATAGATTCTGATAAACCATCATATAAAGATCCTCCTCGTGAAGTTTCTTATTATGCGTATAAACGTATAAATCATTTTAATGAATGGCTTGCTCAATTTCAAGCAAAAGAATCTACTGAAATTCCACAAGAAGTTTTTGATCAAATTCTTATTGAATTAAAAAAAGAACGAATTCTGGATGTTCAAGGAATTAAACAAACTAAAGTTCGTGAGATTCTTAAGAAATTAAAACTTAATAAATATTATGAGCATGTCCCTCATATTATTAATAGATTGAATGGACAAAACGCTCCTATTATGTATCGTGAAATTGAAGAGAAATTGCGTTATATGTTTAAAGAAATTCAACCTTCTTTTCAAAAACATTGTCCTGCTGATAGAAATAATTTCTTATCATATTCATATGTCTTATATAAGTTTTGTGAACTTTTAGAATTAGATGAATATTTATCATGTTTTCCTTTATTGAAAAATCGTGATAAATTATATGCTCAAGATAAAATATGGGAACATATTTGTAAAGATTTGAGGTGGCAATATATACGGTCCATATAGATAAGTATAAAATAAATGGAATATAGAGAATCTCATAAAGATAAAATTAATTGCTAATCTGGAGAAATACATATACAATTCGGGAAATAGAAACAAAAACATATTAATTATTTACTGAAAAGGATATAACGCAGCCACGGTCAGGATCTGAACCAGACATATCCCATACTTATTTTGTATAATAATCTAAATCCTCTTGTGTAGGGATATGAGAAGAAGCAAGTTGAACTAGTGAAGTTGAGCCAAAACTTTCAGATTTTCTTGAAATGTAAAATACTATAGTTATTAGTATAGCAATACAGAATTTGTTAAATTTTTTCATCTAATACTTAGCACCAGGAAATCCTACGAGATTAGCACCAATACCAAAGCCAGCACCTTGGCGAGCAGTAAACGCGATAGAAGGAGATACTAAATCTAATACAGCAAATACAACCGCAGCAGTTACACCTAGAGCAACAACATCACGTAAATCTAAAGATTTCTTGGGGATAAAAATGGCAACAGCAGCAATTGCTAAACCTTCAACTAAATATTTGATTACGCGATTTACAACTTCAGTGGCACTATTCATTTCTATATTGCTTAAAGGTTTTATTTCTTTAAAATATATATGCCTGATCAAGTAGAAGTAACTCTAAAGCCGGACGAAGTTATTCCGGGACAAGAATATTGTTTAGTAAGTTTTATTTCTCCTGAGAATGTATTAAAGAATAAAGATGTTTTCTTTTTTCAACAATTTATAAATCAATTTGAAGTAAATTTTAAAACAAATTTATTAGAACAATTTCTAGCAAATAATGTAAATTCTATTAATAATACTCTTGAAACTCATGCTATAGAGTTTGACAAACTAGATTTAAGTGGAGTTGCTCAAACTTGCCGGAATGCAAAACTCCATATTAATGATACTATAAATTCACTTCAAGAGTTTTCTAATAAAAACCTATCAGAGTTATCATATGATAAAATGAAAGATAAATATGATACTTTTATGTATACTAATAGTAAACGTCTAGAGAATGACTTTTATATTCAAAATGATTTTACTCCAACAGTGCGAGGATTAAAGATTCGTGGTTCATATAGTTCTCAAGAAGAGGCATCACATTTTGCGAAGAAACTCCAGAAGAAAGATCCTTATTTTAATATTTATTCTGTAAAGGTTGGACAATGGTTGCCTTGGGATCCTCAGTCTTCTGAAGTGAAGGATCAAGTATATCAAGAAGAAGAATTAAATACACTTATGAAGAAGTATAGAGAAAATGAGGATGCTCGTGAAGAGTTTCATCGTGAAACAAGAAATAGGAACCGAAATACTGAAAATACTGCCGGATCTTCTTCTACGCATGATACAATTTTTGAAGGAACTGGAGACTTAGCTATCCAACGCAAAATGGAATCTGCTTCTAAGCAGTCTTCGTAGGAGGATAAATTGGATGACATGTATTAGATTGACAGAACTGTCCTTCAGCACATGAAATACCCGCACAATCGACATTACGATATCCCTCATATGTAGAATACGCCACGTAGGCTAATATAGCAAATACAATAAGTAATGTAATAACTAAACTAAAGGGTGTTTTACGTGCCATCTAGTATTGGTTAAGGAAATACCGGGAGCATTGTAGGTTTTAGATCAGGAACAGTATTTTGCTCACAAAATCCATTTGAACACATATAACCACTAGAACATTTAGTAGGATTCAATCCAAGTTTTTCAACACCACATGATATTGGTTGTTTAAAAGCATTTTTAAATCCCTCAATTCGTAAATATCTATCAGCAACTAATAATATAATTCCAACCCCTATTAATATTAATAAATCTGAAAAATGAAATAATATATTCTTCATCTACTATACCTTTCTGATATTTATCATAGGACCCTTTAATCTACGAGAAGCATTTGGATCATATGCATCTTCTTCTTCTTTCTTTTTATTTGCGGAATGTTGCCAGAATTCTGGAGCACCAATTCTAAAATCTCCATGCTGTGCTGCTTTATACCAATATACCGAATCTTCTAATTTACCACTCTGACTTGTATTATCAATAACTAAACATTCATAATTCTGAGTACATTGATCCATCACTTGACAGAAAAATTCAAAAGATGGAAATGCAGACGCATAATTATCATAAATTCTTTTACGATTTGTAATATAAGATTCACGAAGAATAAATACATAATCTACATTTGTTCGTAATGCTGGTTGAATACCAAGAGGATATTGCATTGTAATAATAAAAAATACTTTGAGCCAACGACCGTTCATGAAAAGATAACGAATATTTTTATCATGTGTCCAAGAATCATCATACATACAATCATCAAGAATCATAAATGAACGAGGATCAATTCTGCTTTGAACACCTTGCTCTTTTTCTGCTTGAATTTTTATCATCATCATTTTCTGACGTTTACAGAAATTTGCTAGAATTATTGGATTATATTCTCCATGAATAAAAATTGGAGGAATCATTTTAGAATAAAATCCATTTGATTCTTCAGTGCCTGAAATAGCAGTTCCGAGAGGCATATCTTGATGATGAAACAATAAATCTTTTACGAGAGTTGATTTACCTGTTCTTCTTCTTCCAATAAAAACAGCAACCGCATCTTGTTGAATTTTTCTCATATCAAATTTTTTTAATGATACATTCTTAATATCTCCGGACATGTTTATATTTAGGCTCTAGAATAAATGCGGATATGAACGAACGAATCAATCATAATTTAGAAAAGATGGAAATACAATACGGATTGCTAAAAGGAATTGAAATACCAAAACCAATATATATGAATTATATAATTCCAAATGAATTAACAAAGTTAAAAAATTATAGTAATTTGAAAACTTTTATTCCTCCTATGAAACAACTTTTTAATGATATATCTGGTAATATTACATTTGAAAATAATTTTATTATTAAACATATTGAAGAAAAAAATGGCAATTATTATTTGAATAAAGATAAAGAAGTTTATTTAAAAGTTACTCATTTAATGGATCCTATTAAAGTTGCTCAAGGACATAATGATGAAATGCGAATACATAATCCATGGAATCAAGCATATGTTGAAACATTAGCAAGTTATTTCTTTGGAAAATTACGAAAAGAAAATATCACTCCTCATTTTAATATTTTTTATGGTGCTTTTAGTTCTTTTGCTAAATGCTATAATTTTAATATTACAGATGAAGTTGAAAGTTATAGAATGTATAGATGGTTTTGGAATAATATTGAAAATAACAAAATAAAAATTAATATTGAAGGTAACAATGATGATTGTGCTAAAGAAATTTATGATGAAATTATGATTAAACCAGAATATTGTTTAGATAATAAAGATAATAATTCAGATATTATTGAAGAATTAGATAATTTAGATTTAAAAGATGATCTAGAATCAATAGATTCTGCTTCTATTAAAACTGCTTCTACTAAAGAAAGTTCTGATGATGACAATTCTGATGATGAAGATGAAGATGAATATAAAGTATACGCACAGTTTGAAAATTTTCCTGTCATGATGATTTTTACTGAAAAAAATGAATCAACTCTTGATGATTTATTAGACGATTATGATGAAGTTGGATGTAAACCAAATAGTAAATTATGGGAAGAAAAATGGTCGGCTTGGCTATATCAAATATTTGCAGCATTATGTGTTGGTCAAACATTATTTGGATTTACACATAATGATTTACATTCTAATAATATTGTTTGGGATAGTACTTCTATAAAATTTTTATATTATAAAACAAATAATAATACCTACTTTAAAGTTCCAACATATGGAAAAATTTTTAAAATTATTGATTTTGGAAGATCTATTTTTTCAATTAATCAACATTTATTTATAAGTGATGATTTTTGTGAAGGAAATGATGCTGCTACTCAATATAATTTTCCTCCTTTATCAAAAAATGATGAACCAATTGTATATCCAAATCCTTCTTTTGATTTAGCACGACTCGCAATTAGTATTTATGAATCTCTTTTTCCCGATATCCCATCTCAAAAAGAGGATGGAAAAATTATAAATCCGAATGATGAAAATAAAATTAAAGAAACAACTTCAGATTTATTTAATGTATTATGGAGTTGGTTAGTTGATATTGATGGAAAAAACATTTTATATGATGAAAATTATGAAGAACGATTTCCAGATTTTGATTTATATATTCATATCGCTTCAAAATGTAGAAATTGTATTCCAAAAGAACAAATTTATAAAAAACCTTTTATAAAATTTTTTATAAACTCTGCTATTCTTCCAAAAAATGTAAAAATTTATAATTTATATGTTTAGAACGTTGGAACACCTACATGAATTTCAATATCATCAATTGAGGTTGGAATTACTGATGTTATTGTATTAATTAATGATGTAGATGATTC